AATTAAGACAGGCACTTGCCCCAGTGATATACCTCGCAAACTGCTTAAGATGTATTGTCGACAGGATGTGCTACTGTGCCACCAGCTGATGCAGGCTCAGATGGAGTACATAAGCAACGAGAGCCCTAGGCTACTACCTATTGTGTATACCCGCTGCTTGCTGACGCCTGTGCTGGCAGACGTAGAACGTAATGGCCTTGTACTGGACAAAGAGAAAGTCACTGAAGTTCGTGACGAATATCTAAGAGAGCTAGCTAACGTAGACAAAGAGCTATACGATATTAACCCAGACCTTAACTGGAACAGCCCTCAACAAAAAGCGGAGTACTTGTACGATGAACTAGGATTTCAAGAATTAACTGACTACCAAGGTGAACCATTGCGCACAGATAAAGGTGCGCGTAAGACAGATGCTGACACTATCGAGGCATTACCAGCCAAGACTGACATACAACGCAGAGTAGTTGATCTCATACAGCGACGGAATAAGTATTCTAGCGCCTTGAGCAAAGCCCTTAACTTTTTCTATGGTGTATGTGAGGACTATAACTGTACCTTCCGTGGTGTCTTTAACCAAGCGGTGACATCTACACACAGGTTATCTAGTAGTGGTAGACGCTTGGCGTTTCCCAGCCTTGAGGGTAAGGAATACTCAGCGCAGCTGCAGAACCTGGCCCGAGATTTTAAGGACCTATTCACGGCATCAGCTAGTGATCGCGTGATAGGAGAGGTTGACGGCAGTCAGCTAGAATTCAGGGTCGCAGGTCATCTTGGACGAGATTCTCAGGTAAGACATGACATTGTAAATGAGGTAGATATTCATGCGTACACAGCAGAAACACTCACGGCCGCAGGAGAAGACACTAATAGGCAGGCAGCAAAGGCTAGTACCTTCCGTCCTTTGTATGGAGGATCTAGTGGTACCCCGGCAGTGCAAGCCTATTGCAAGGCCTTCAAAGAAAAGTACCGAGAGCTTAGTGACACGCAAGAAGGCTGGGCACGAACTGCAGCAGCAACGAAAAAGCTAGAGACAGAGTGGGGTATGGTCTATTACTTTCCCTATGCTAGAGTAACCCCGTCAGGTTACATTAAAGAAAGTACTAAGATTTATAACTTCCCTATTCAAGCATTTGCTACTGCTGAGATAATCCCTATATCCCTCGTGTATTTCTGGCATAGAACTAGAGGAACTGACATCAAGGTAGTAAACACAGTACATGATTCGATCATCTGTGACTTTCCCCGAGAGCTTACATCAGAATTCTCTCGAATAAGCTCTATGTGCATGATCAATGATGTCGAGTTTTACTTGGTAAATGTGTACGATGTAGACATGACAGTACCTCTGGGAGCAGGCATTAAGGTGGGTGATCATTGGAACACTGCTGATAAAAGCCTAGCCTATGCTATCATGGAAGGTATCGAGGAGGCAGGCTTCATACCAGATAACGATAAAGGAGAAGATGTAGAGTTTAAATGCGAATCGCATAAAAGAATATTCTAAATTAGGGGTTGACAAACAGCCCATTCTTTCTATAATAGTATAAGTAGGATTAACAAGGAGAGTTTATGTCACAAGTAACAGGTGTAGTAGAGCGAATCAACAGCCGTATGGTTTCTACCCGCTATGGGGAGAAGGAAGCTTGGTCTGTTAATGTAAATGGAGAGTGGTACAGTGCGGGATTCAACCGACCCCCTTGCCGAGAAGGTAGCCAAGTACGCTTTGATGTAGTGCAGAAGGGCAAATATTTCAATGTCGAGGGTGATATTGAGGTAGTCAAGGAGCAAAGCACGACCGCTCCTGCCGCATCTAGTGGTGGAGGTGGTGCCCCAGTATCTATGGACAATCGAAACAAGAGCATCACCCTTCAGAGTGCCTTCAAGGTAGCACCAGAAATTGTCAATGGTATGATTGCTGCTGACATTCTCACCTTCGCTAAGAATAAAAAAGAAGCTAGTCAGGATGCGTACTTTGAGTACGTTAAGATGACTGCGTATCAATTGCAGGAGATGTTCCTGGACCCTGATACACACAATCCTCTTAACGGAGATAAGGGCAGCGATGAGGATGCAAGCTTCGAGGAGTTTGATGATGTCGAATAATAGTCCCCAAGTCAATGGCTTGGAAGCAGCAAATGCAGCAGAAGCTTCTAGGTCATATAGCATCAATGAGGAGCACGCTATTGCAGTACGTGTGACTGCACTCCAGCTGGCTATCGGATGTGCTGACAATGACGATTTTGATGAAAAGATTGTTACAAGAGCTAAGATTTTTGAGGACTTCTTGCGGCGGTCGGAAGTACCCTTCGACCCCGAGGTACCTCACGACGAGGATAGTCCCACCTTCTAAGATCTCCGGTAAGGCGGCTATGCGCTAGCAGCCCGCTACACAGTACCCCCTAGTAGGCATAGAATCTAGGGGCCCTATCCATTAAAATTAAAACAATAGGAAACACCTATGACTATTTTCTATCCAGAGACGGATAACGATAAACTTGCTATCAGTGATAACGCACACTATGCAATTTATGTAGTAGAACGACACGAGCGAGAACTCCCTGATCGCTCTATTCCTCGTTATGAGATTGTAAACTTGGCAACTCTCGCAGTAGAAGCTAGAGTGGCGAATTTTACAATGGCCATTGAAGTGATGGAGGAATTCGACCGACGACTAGAAGGTGTGGTTAATGGCAAAGACTCAGACACGCTGGAAGAGGGCATTGAATACGGAGTATCATCTCCTTCACAGATTAACTAAGGAATAAAATGAGACTGTTAGTAGATGGCGACATCATTACATATCGAGCAGGGTTTGCAGAAGATAAGACTATGTACGATGTGTTTCTTTCCGCTCAATCCGCTTGTCCAGACTTCTCTAGTACCTCATATAAAGAGGTACAAGGTTTCATCAAGGAGAACGAAGATAGAGTAGACGGAGTAGAGATTGCACGCAGCCCTCTTAAAGTAGAGACTGCCGCAGTATTAGGTAACGCAAAACATACGCTAGAGAAGTTAGCAGATAACCTAGGGCCAGAGTGTGTTAGTGTATACTTAGATGGTGAAGGGAACTACAGAAATGATGTCGCTACGTTCAAGAAGTATAAAGGTAATCGTGACCAAATGCGGAGACCTAGTAAGTATAATGAGCTGCGCCAATATTTAGTAGATCATTGGGGAGCTATACTAGTAACAGGCGAAGAGACCGACGACGCATTGGGCAAGGAGCAGGATGTAGGCAGTACTATCATATGCTCTATCGACAAAGATCTTTTGCAGATACCCGGTCATCATTATAATTTTGTGAAGGAATTACATACTACTACGTCGCCCGAGTATGGAGAGTATCTATTCTGGTGTCAGGTATTAACAGGAGATGCTAGTGACAACATCTTTGGCTGCCCCTCTATAGGTCCTAAGACAGCAGGAAAGATTCTCAAGGGAAGTAAGAATTGGTGGCGAGCAATTGTAGATACGTACACCAAAAAACTACCCGCCAAACTACCAGAAGGTATGTTCTTTGAAAACAACCTACTAGTTTATCCTCATTGGGATACAGGCAAGACAGTTCAAAAAACAATTGAAGAGTACGTAGAAGAAGTAGCTACGTTAGTCTTTATAAAAAGAAAAGGGCAAGAGGTATGGCAAAAACCAATGACAATGTAGTACCAGTGGAAGTTACTAGATCACGTAAACATCCTCAGTTTTATTTTGTACAAGGTCCCGGTGGTGTAATCCTTTCAGTAAGTCCTATGCATGATCCAGTGACAGGTGAAAAGCATATGACAGAGCGAGAGAGATATACTGAAATAGAGAATATCCTACAAGGTAACCGCCACCAAACTAATCCAGAAGATTATGAGGTGGTTAATACGTACCAAGCACCAGCTAACTTTCAGATGCTATCTGATCTAGACATGCGCCACAAGACGCTTGATCAAATGACTAAAGTAATAACTGATAGTACTAAGACATGATCAAATTAATTGGTATTAGCGGTAAAGCTAGGGCAGGCAAAGATACCGTATGCGACATGATGATTAAGGAGCTAGATAATTCTCTGCGTTACGCTATGGCAGATCCAATTAAGGCAAGTCTATTCGGGATGCTAGGAATAACTACCATGACTGAGCAGACTAACTTAATGCAGGCTAAGGAAGAACCTATCCCTTGGCTAGGCCATAGCCCTCGTGCGCTTTTACAAGAAATAGGAGGCGGTCTTAGAGAGTCCTTGTCTCGTGATATATGGATACGTTTCTTAGAGCGGTTCTGCGAAGAGTTTGTAGCAATGGAAAGCCTGTACATTAACAAAGACGATCACCCCCCTATATATGTCATTGTTCCAGACATCCGCTACAACAATGAGGCCGAGTACATTAAGGAAAACGACGGGATTATAATTCGCGTGAATAATCCCACATGCCCTGCTGTACGTAAGCATAGCTCAGAGGCAGGAGTATCAATCAGGTACGTGGATCACATCATTGATAATGATGGCACTCTAGAAGAGCTAGAAGAAAAAGTAAAACAACTATTAAAAGAAGGAGACTTTGAATGAGTGAATTTGCCTACAAGAAAAGCTTGAAGCCTAAAGAAAGCCACCCAATGCTACCTCTGGTGCAGCAGATTTTTGTAACTGCTGGTCCTGACTATGTAAAAGACTTAATGGTGTATCTCAAGAGTGTGATAGAGTCAGAGGCAGAGCAGGTCGAT